TCAGTATGAATTGTGATTTACTGAGTGCTGATTCTAGATTATCTCCATGTATTGATCTTACAAGATCTAGCATCATCTTTACATCTAACAGAGTCAACGCTCCTATTTCAAACTATATCACTGATAGTAGAGCGAACACCATTGATAATGATCCTAATGCATTCTATTATGTTTCAAAACCAGTCTCACTTGAAAATTCTGCGACAGCATTGAAGATTATCTTGACTGGTGCAATCAATGAAGCTAATGACATTCGTGCATTCTTTGCTCTTCAAAACGATATCAATGAGACTCCAATTTTCGCACCTTTCCCCGGATACAATAATCTGACTAATAATCTTGACACGATTGACCCATCAAATAGCGATGGAACAACCGATACATTACTTGTCAAGAATACTTTCTATGACTATACTCCGGGTCCAAGGTCATTCAAAGAGTTGACTTTCACCGCTGACAATTTACCATCATTCAAGATCTTTAGAGTCAAATTGGTGCTCACGTCAACAAACCAGGCAATAGTCCCTGTGATTCAAGATCTTCGTGCTATTGCCCTTGCTTGATATGGAAAATCTTATTCCTGTAGATGGCAATAAATCTCTCTTTAGAGATCCTCAAACAAATGCCATTATTAATACAAACAAAAGTGAGTATGAGTCCTATATTATGAGACGAAAAATGCACACGAGTGAACAGGAAAGAATCGAATCAATCGAGGATGATCTTGGTTCAATCAAAAGTGACATTGATGAAATCAAATTCTTATTGAGGAGGTTAGCAAATGGATCCTGATCAAATAGAACTTAATAACTTAACTAAAAGTTTTGAATATATCAAACTAGCATCTGAGATAGATAGTTGCGATGATCGTGAAACTCTTAGAAACATCGCAAAATCTTTTTGCAAACTTTATTATAAACAACAAGAAACAATGCAAGTTATAGGTATAGAAAATGGCGGTTAATAGCATCACCTTCGATCCAGATGCAGGAGTTCCTTATGGTGTTAATCTAACCATTAACACCGGTTCTGATTTTGAGAGTAATTTCAATATTGTTAGAACATCTAGTGCAGCGTTTGATCTTACAGGTTACTCTGGATCTGCACAACTAGCGAAAAGTGTTGCCATTGGTGCCACCATCGGTGCGGTTGCAACCTTCAATGTTGGATTCACAAGTGCTGCTGCTGGTAAAATCAAAATTTCTTTGGGTTCAACAAGTACAAGAAATTTGAAAGAAGGTAGATATGTATATGATGTGATTGTAAGTTCTGGATCTACTGTTTACAATATCATAAACGGAAATATATTAGTTTTATCTGGTGTATCCTCTGCACCATAAATATATCAAGGGGAAAATGTGGGTAAATGGCACAACCAACAAGTAGATCAGAATTAATCAATTACTGTAAACGGAAACTGGGTGCTCCAGTTTTGGAGATCAATGTTGCCGATGAGCAGATTGAAGATTGTGTTGATGATGCCATTCAATTATTTCAAGAGAGACACTTTGATGGTGTTTCTCAAATGTATCTAAAATATCAAATCACGCAGGATGATATTGATAGAGGTAGAGCACCTGGTAATGGCAAAACTGCTGGAATTACCACAACAACAGCAGAAGCAACTATTGTTGGTGCAGCAACAACTTTTTCATATAAAGAAAACAGCAACTACTTACAAATCCCTCCATCTGTAATTGGCGTAAATAAAATATTTCATTTTGACGGCACAAACACTGTAACTAACAATATGTTCAGTGTCAAATATCAGTTGTTCCTCAATGACATTTACTACTGGGGATCAACTGAAATACTTACATATGCGATGGTCAAAACATACTTGGAAGATATCGATTTTCTTTTGACGACACAAAAGCAAATAAGATTCAATCAAAGGATGGATAGATTATATCTTGACATTGATTGGGGAAGCGTCAGTGTTGATGACTATATCATCATTGATTGCTTTAGAGTATTGAATCCAGATGATTTTACAAGAGTATACAATGATCCGTTCCTCAAAAAATACTTAACGGCATTGATCAAAAAACAGTGGGGACAAAACCTAATAAAGTTCCAAGGAGTCAAGTTACCAGGCGGTGTTGAACTAAATGGTAGACAAATATATGATGACGCGGAAAAAGAACTTGAATCGATTATGGAAAAAATGTCTAATACTTATGAGTTACCACCATTAGACATGATAGGATAATGTTATGCTTAATCCATTCTTTCAACAGGGTTCAAAAGGCGAACAAAGTCTTGTTCAGAGTCTAATAAACGAACAACTAAAAATTTACGGAGTAGAAGTATATTATCTTCCCAGAATATATGCTACGAAAAACTCCGCGATAAAAGAAGTAATAGAATCAAAATTTACTAATGCATATCCTATTGAAGCATATGTTGATTCATATGATGGATATGGTGGACTTGGAACTCTCATGTCCAAGTTTGGAATTCAAGAGCAAGATGATCTTACCATAATTGTTTCAAAAGAGAGATATGAAAATTATATCAGTCCTCTGATAAAAAACATACCGAATATTGAATTGTCAACTAGACCAAAAGAAGGAGATCTCATATATTTCCCTCTTGGAGATAGACTTTTTGAAATCAAATATGTAGAGCATGAAAAACCATTTTATCAATTACAAAAAAATTATGTTTATGAGTTGAGATGTGAACTCTTCAGAGTTGAAGATGAAGTTGTTGACACTGACGTTTCCTCTATTGACGATAACTTAATTGATCAGGGTTATATTCAAACTTTAACTCTGGTAGGGTCTGCTGTTACAGCAACTGCGATTACTGGTATTGCACAAACTGGTGGATTGAGAAAGATTGTTCTGACAAACAGAGGAGATGGTTTTACCTCACCTCCAAGAGTCGCTATATCTTCTGCTCCGAGCACTGGTCAAACAGCGGTTGGTATTGCAACGATGATATCTGGTTTGGTTGATTGTTATGGAAGCACAGCAGATGATAAAGTTCAAGGTGTTGAAATTATCAATCCTGGATTTGGATATACTGTAGCACCAGGAATATCTTTCGTTGGTGGAGGTGGTGCAGGTGTTGCTGCAACCACTGAAATAGCAGATGGCACGATTGGAATTATCACTGTTTCTGATGGTGGTAATGGATATAGCGTTGCACCACTGGTGACCATTGCTGGTCCTGGAATAGGCACCACAGCGTCTGCAACGGCGCTAATTAGTTCTGCGGGCATAGTTACGTCTATTCGCATTACAGACGCTGGTGTGGGGTATACAGTCGCTCCTACGATCACTATTGGTTCTCCAAGTGTTGGCAGCTCTGGAAACTTTATATTCAATGAAACCGTAACTGGATCTGCAAGCAGCACTACTGCCATTGTCAATAATTGGGATGCTTCTACTAATGTACTCGAAATCAAAGTTGTTAGCGGCACATTTGTTGTTGGTGAAAATATCGTTGGTTCTGAAAGCGGCGCGTCAAGAGAACTGAGAGTATTGAATACTGACGATGCCGTTACTCCATATGCACAGAATGATGTCTTTGAATCAGAGGCAGATTCATTCTTAGATTTCTCTGAAACCAATCCATTTGGCACTCCATAAATAATATTATGGTTTTGTTAAATTTCTTACAGTCCTAAAAAAATGTTTGAATATTTTTATCACGAAATTCTAAGAAGAACTATCATATCTTTTGGTACGTTGTTTAATGATATTAACATTAGACACTCTGATAGTAGTGACAACACTGTAAGTGAAATGAAGGTTCCATTAGCATATGGACCTTCACAAAAATTCTTGGCAAGATTGGAACAACAATCTAATCTAAACAAACCAGTGCAAATGACACTGCCAAGAATGTCATTTGAATTTATTGGATTGAGTTATGATCCTACAAGAAAAGTAACTACAACTCAACAGTTTATCACTGGAACAAAATCAGATAAGAAAGAAGCAAGAAAAACATATCTTCCTGTTCCATATAACATGTCATTTGAACTTAGTGTAATGACTAAGTTGAATGATGACATGCTTCAGATTGTCGAACAAATTTTACCTTATTTTCAACCTGCATATAACTTATCAGTAAATTTAGTTGAGACAATAGGAGAAAAAAGAGATATCCCAGTCATTCTTGATAGTGTGACTATGAATGACGATTATGAAGGAGATTTCAGCACTAGAAGAGCACTAATTTATACTTTCCGGTTTACAGCAAAAACTTACCTGTTTGGTCCAGTTTCTTCTGCAACAAAAGACATCATCAAAAAGGTTTCTGTTTCTTACGTTGCAGCATCATCCTCTGGTTCAGA